GCTTTTTTACTAGGCTTTTTACCTTTAGTAATAGATCTACCACGCTTGGCATCTACTGTTTCACCTTCTACCATCTGCCTAGCAGCTAGAGTATACTTACCCATCTTTGCTGCAGCAGCTGGATTTGCCGCTAGAAACTTGTTAATAGAATCCTCATCCGTTGGCCCATCATAGCCCAACGCTGGTAGAATCTTTTTTGCCATTGTCTCTGGCTTAAATCCTGCAAACTTTTTCGCCATATTAGTTACCTCTTCTTTCAGCCATTGTCTCTACAAGAACTCTTATAGCTTTTATGTTTTCATCAATTCTTGCTAGAGATATTGCTTGAGATTGTACAGTGTTCTCTAGTGTTTCAATTCTTACTTCTTGCCTTAATAAATCTCTGGAGTTAGTTTTAATAGCAGCATCTAATGTAGAAACATACCAGACCAAGGCAATAGTCTGACCTATTATCGCTAATACAAATGTTATGGGTATATTCTTTATCATACGTTAAACTGATTCTCGTATAAGTAACCTTGTATTCTTAGATTTCCACTGTTATCTAAAGACCATTTGTCTTGGTTACTAACATTAAACTTAAATTTATTATTACTACTATCATACCAAAGATATGGACCGCTACTACTTGGATTACCAAAATATACTTTTGGATTATTGTTAAAGTCTTTTCCTATAGCAAAACTTAAATTACTACTACCGCTAAAGTAGAACTCCCAGTAATTCTGACTTGAGTTGTATCTCATCTTAGCAGGAGTGCTTCCATCTCCCCATTCAATATATCTAAAACTGTCCTGGGAATTACCTAAAACTATATTACCAGCCGATTCAAACCAAGGATCTGAATTATTAAGATTAAATAAAAATTCTGGATTTTGAGAATTGTTAGTAATTCTAAGTCTTTGACTAGTAGACCTATCTATTTTTATCTCATTAGTAAATTCAATACCAAGTCCATTAGTCGGCAGTTGTAATTTGGAGCTTGCACCACCTGATAATGTTACCGTAGTAAAGTTACCACTTTTTGCTCCAGATGTTCCTATGGCAACATTATTAATAGAACTATTTGAGTTTGATGAACCGCTCAAGGTAAAGGTATTACAATTAACCGTAAAACTACCATTTGTTACATTATAATTAAAATTATTACTTGTTACGTTAACAGCGTTAGAACTACCACCAATGCTTACAGAACCACCATCGAAGATTGTTTCACCCAATGTGTGACCATCACTAGATGCGTTTATAGTATTGCCAGATCCCAAATATAGCTCATTATATGTGGCTTTGAACAAACCAACATGTAATTCAAAGCTATCCACAGCCTTAATAGTTCTGAAGTTTTGAATATCTATAAAATTATTAGTAGTAGCTGGCCCAAATGAAGTGGTTGCTATTTGTATTTGATTCTGTCCAGCCTCACCTAAAGCACCAATCGCACCTCCATTACCAGCAGTACCATCATGAGTGTGTCCTGCATTACTACTAAATGCTGCTTCTAATTGATCAAACTCATCATTAAAATGAACAGCTAGAATATTTGCACCATCAACAATGTCAGCAGCAGACTGCCTTGTATAACCTGCCATAGTTAGTCCTTATTATGGAGTTGTGCTTGCAGTGTTTGTACCTAAAGACTTAACATTACCTGATGTATCTATAGAGAATAGATCAGTAGTGTCATACTTTATCATAAGTTTAGTACCATCTATAGCAATTCTAAACTTAGGAGAAGTTCCACTTGTATTGCCTAAAACAAATTCAGTCTCTGCGTGAATACTAGCAAACTGTTTAGCTACAGATCCAATATCAACACTATTTGTAGTTGAAGGAGTTATAGCAGTAGCAGTCAAACTTATTTCTTGCGATGGTCCAATACTAGTAATAGCTCCACCTTCACCTGCAGTACCGTCATGACTGTGTCCTGAAGTTGCGTTAAAAGCTGTTTGTATTTGATTGAACTCATCGTTAAAGTCTGCTGCAGTAATAGTACCGCCTGTTACTATTGTAGCTGCTGATTGCCTTGTATAACCTGCCATTGTTTTTCCTTACTATTGTCTATCGGCTTCTGCGTATTCTAATACTGCAGCGTCAAGTGTGAATGTTGGATCTTTACTATCGTTTTCTACTCTTATAGCAACTGTCCTACAAGAGCCTATCATATTCTTTGCATACACTGTATCTATAACATTTACAAAAATTGCATCACCATAGGTAGCATTTGAACCGCCATAAAAGTATGTATTTGCTCCACCAGAAGTAACACTAACTGGAGCAGGTTGTACAGGAGAACCAAAAGAACTTAGTGAACCTGCTTCTAGTAACTGCTCAAAGTCATACTTTAAACTAATATCTAGAGTCATAAGTCCTGTAGGTTGAATATACAAGGCTGCTTTATATATAGTCTTTCTTACCTGTGGATCTGTTATAGGTAAGTTAGGTGATTGATATACGGATGGTATATTAGAACCATCAAAGCTCACACCATCTTCCATCTTATATATGTAACCGTCTTCATTGGCAAATAATATAGTCTCTCTTTCGTTTTCGTATATACCATCTGCTACAAAAACTCTGATACCTAAAGTCGTTCCCCATGCAACTCCTGTACCGCCTTGAGCTATATATTTTGTTGCCATTAATCCTTCAGAAGTTGTTCTATCAAAACCATCTTTATAAGAAAATATTCTATATTGTGATTTACTTCTAATAATAACAGATTCAAACCTAGCTTCAGTAATATCTAAGAACTCAACAGCAGTCCTATAGATCTTATCAGAAGCAACGTCAAGAGCAAAATCACCAATTCTATCTGTTGCACTTAATAGTCTTAGACCGTCTGCAGCAAGATACATGATATCACCACCAAATTCTTGGATAGATCTACCATCAATACAACCTATCTTTTCTGTAATAGGTGTAAGCTGAAAGTCTGATGAAGTGTTACCAGTTAATCTTTTAATAGTACCAGCAGTAAAAATAATTAATTGATCACGGAATACAGACAAACCTGTTATAGTAAAGTCTACATTAATAATACCAGCACCATTTGCTGTGGCAAAATCATCTATAGTATCTGGTGCAGTAAATACTAACTTGTTACCTACAGCATAAAAAGCTGTGTTCTTAAATATAGCTACATCTGTTGCAGCAGCTACATCAGTGCTATCAGAACTATTTAGTGAAATAGCTGAATCATTAGAGGAGTCATAAATTATAGGATAACTATTACCGTCAACAAAAACAACTTTGTCAGGACCGTCTAAGTTAAACTCTGCACTTCTTACACGTCCACCATTTGTATCAGTGCTTTCCTGTAAAAACTGCCAAAAAGGAGTTTCTGCATCTATATTTAAAACAAAGTAAGCTGTTTTAGCATTATCAAATCTATCAAGCTTTTGATGAAATTTAACAGAACTACCACTAGTTACAGTTACAGCTTTACTCAAAGTAATGTTACGCCCATCAATAGCAACAACTTTAATACGTTCACTAAGAGCAATACTGTTTGCAGTACTTTCAAAAGTCATACCTAATTTAATATTGTGAACACTTGTAGTAAGCCTAATAACAAATTTATCTGTAAAGTTTCCTGATACAACTCTTGTTTCTGTTGCATCATCATGGGCATCTATAACAGTTGAAGTTATTTTTCTAGCTGCAACAACTTTATTTCTATTAATAGCTTTGACTGCTAATACTTCTTTATCGCCTGGTACTGTTACAGTACTAAATTTACTATAGCCAGCTATTTTAGCATAGCCACCTTTTCTACTAGGTTCAAAGTTCTGTAGCGTAGTAGCAGAACCGATCTCATTAAGACCATGCTGCAACTGCGACATGTTAGATATTAATCCACCTTTAAACTCGATGGGAAATGTGTTCCAATTTGTAGGCATTAAAAGTGTACTCTTGTATCTCTTACATAATCTGTTCGATTTATGTACAGGCTTCTAAGGTTCTTTAGACTTTGACTAAACTTCTGACCAGCTATTGAAGACGCTTGCATATCACCTTTAAATTGATATACATAAAACATAGCACCGTCAATAATTAAATAACGATACTCTTCTGGTAAGTTAGGTACGTCCGTGTATAACTCCAAATCAGTAGCTACTGTATAATATTCATATATTAGTTCATAAGCTTGATCAGGATTAGGATAAAGTATAAACTCTCTGCTTGGCGCACGAATAATATATAGAGGTACACTTGTGTTAGTGGTGTTATGCTCACTGTCTGCGTGGTTCTCCAGCCACTCTTCATATGCCATTATCTTTAGTTTTTGCGTACTTACATTTAAAGAAGCACTGCGCTTAATCCTAAACGAGTTCATGTTTATTGTCTTGGCATCATAAGGATAACTATATCTAACAGTACCTGCTGTCAATGTCTCTGTTTCTTCTACATGATTCCAAGGCCATTCAAATTCTTCTTGTTGTATATGTCTAATAGAAGAGTTGATAGCATCTTTTGCAAAGCTATAATAACCAGTAGCAGAAGCAAAATTACTGCTAGTTAATTCAACTTCGTTCAATCGTCTATTGACATCATTAACAAGCTCTAGATAATTGTATGCCATTATGTATACCTACTTCTCTTTTGCTCTGATGAATACAGACCGTTCAAAAGTTAATCCACCTGCAGTAGTTATCTGACAAGTAACTCTGTATCTAAGATTATTTGTTCCTTGTGCTAGTCGAGTAGTTGCTACTGTAGTGGTGTTAGTAGCCTGTACAAACTGTAGTCCATTTACTACGTCTGTCGCACTGACTGCTGTCTTTGTTCCACTAGCATCATCTATAAACCAACTAACGCTAGAGATAGTATCTGATCCTAAGAAGCGTGACCAGTCAATGTTGTAGTCAATCGTTTCGTCTGGATCTTTATCGGGCCATTTGTAAGACATGATGTACCTCATAATCCTTTCCTTTTATGCTGCTATTTTAACTGTTGTATTGATCTCTTGTGGTGTAATCTTAATAGTGCCATTCTCAGGTTCTTTAACTAGTAGAGTATAATTAATAGGAACTTCTCTAGTAAATACTGTTGTTTCCTGACCTCTTCCTATAAAGACTGTATTTCTTTGATCTGTCTCTTTAATAACTATAGTAGGTGAAGATGTGCTTTCACTAATTATTACACTATTTCTAACATCAGCTGCAGCTATATGTACTGTTGTATCTTCCTCTGGTATAAAGATTATATGTCTTAGATCTTGTCCTTGTACTAGTATATCATGAGATCTTTTATCTTTTACTAGTACTGTGTCGTTATCATCATCTCCTACGATGTATAATGTTCTTGCTGGACTAAAATCATTAGCATCATATGGGAACGTATTCTCAGTAGTTATAACAGAATCAATATCAATTGTCAAGCCTAAACCTGAAATAATTGTATTATATCCGATACCTATGCTTTGACCATTGAGTGCAAAAGTACCAGCATTAAATACAACACTAAGGTGCTTGTTGATATCTTGAGGTGTTAAGCTAAATGTAGCTACATCTGCAGGAAAACCTGGTAAGTATTCTAGCTCTGCAGATATACCATTTAAAGTAAAACTACCTGAAGGTATTATCTCGTTTATTTGTGCTGCAGCGTTAAAGCCTAAGAGCGTAAACGCTCCTCTGTTAGCATTTACATTTAATGCTTTTACAAAGTCTGCGTCTTGGTTAGTTGTGCTAAACGTACCTGCAGCAGCAGACATTGCAAATAGACGATCTGCATCTCCACCTGTTAATGTAAACGAACCAGTGTTAGAAGCAGAGTTTACTGCAAAAGTTACATCTTGTCCAGTAGTTGAGTAACTTTGTGTGACAGTTGGTAGAAGCCTTACTAGTCCTACGTCCTGTCCTGCTAATGTAAAGCTTGCCTGATCAGCGATAATACTTATATCTAGATCATTGATCTGTATAGTAATACCACCTAACGATAAGCTACCAGTATCAGCAGCTATCGCTAGGTTTTTATTTAGTGAAACATCCTGTCCAGTTGAAGTAAACGTACCATTATCTACACCAAAAGTTTTTGTAAATGATGCAGTAAATCCGAATAAGTTATAAGCAGCACGTAAGTCATTGGAATCAAAAACAACGGCTGTTGTGATATTCTGACCAGTAAGTGTGTATACACTTTCGTCAGCACCTTCACTTATATTGCGTAAAGCATCCTGTCCAACTAGACTGAACGATCCACTTCCAAAACGTATAGTCTGGTCTATGTCTACGTTTTGAAATGCTAAAGTAAACTCACCTCTATTTACAGGATGGCTTGTATTAAATACAGAGGCTTGTCCTGTAAGAGTGTAACTTTGTTTATCAATAGCTGTGTTAACAGCAAAGCTTACATCTTGACCTGCAAGTGTAAACGTGCCAGGTGTGTCAACACTTTCATTTATACCTTTGAGTGCTGATTGACCAGCTAGGTTAAATGTACCACTGTCTGCAGCTATGATGTTTACCTTTTGTAAGGTGACATCTTGTCCAGTTAAACTGAAGCTGCCTGTACCTGCTACTTCACTTATACCTCTAAGAGCATCATTGCCTGTGAGAGTAAAAGTACCTGTAGCAAAAGTCTGTGGTGTAAATGCGAAAACAGCATCTTGGCCTGTTAACGCAAATATTCCTCTATCCTTAACATTAGAGAGGTCAATGTCAACGTCTTGTATTGCTAGACTAAAAGTACCTACTTCAGCAGCAATACCTTTTGCTCTAAAGAAATCAATGTCTTGTCCTGTGGTACTAAAAGTACCGTGAGCAAAATCAACGTTTAAACTCTTAATAGGAGTTATGTCTTGACCATTTAGGACAAACGTTCCGTTATCAGAAAGAATACTTAGGTCTATGCCAAAGCTTACATCTTGTCCTGTTAAGGTAAATGTACCTAGTTCGGCTGATACGGCTTGAGATAATACTGCGTCTTGACCAGTAAGACTATAAGACTGTACACCTATTGGTGCATTAACATCTAAAGATACAGACTGACCTGTTAAGGTGTAAGTGCCTACATCTTCAATTATCTCTTGTATTGCGTTTAGTGCATCTTGACCATTTAATGTAAATGATCCAGCTTCTGCTGAAATAGAAGCACTGAATACAACGTCTTGTCCTGTGAGTGTGTAAGTAGCTGAACCAAACTGTTTAGCAAAGTCTAGTCTAGCGTCTTG